TACCAACTTTGTCAGCAAAAGATTTTGCAATTTGATAAACTCCTTGATCTTGTATCGGACCAACTTTAGACACTTCCCAACCAAACCATGTTCCTTTGTCATTAGACATTTGAACAGTTTTTAAATTGTAAATGTGGCTGTATGTTGGCGGTGTAAACAAACCATTTTTACCTTGCAGTTTAATTCCCATCATAATGGAATTCCATTTACGACTTATTTTTAATTGAGTCGCTTTCATAGAAATTAAAGCTGTCTGTGGTGAATCACCTAAAACTACTACGTAATGATTTGCAGTATTTTCTAAGTAATTACCATTAGGTAATCTATCTTTAAAAGATTTGTCACGAGTAGTTGTGCTCATGATGTCTGAACTTGCATCATGTATCGCTACTGGTGAACCTTTACCCTCACCTCTATCTTGCCATTCTACATATTTTCTTTCGTAGAATGCAGGTATAACATCTATTCCTTTAGTGCCGTCAAAAATTTCATTTGTAACGGTATTGAGAATCATGCCAGGTTCTGCCCCCTCAACATATTTCCCATCTCTCTTATTAACTTCTGGAGATAGCTGTCCTAATACTTTCAGAAATGGTAATGCAAGATCTTCTTGCGTCATGTTCTGAGAGCCTTTATCTGCATCAGCTTCAAACATATTGACTGCTAATGCATTTCCTTTTTTCTCTGTTACTTGGTTCATGTTTATTTGTTCCTTTTTATTGTTGTTTTATTTCCAACGAATACGTTGAAAAGTTCCGTTGGCATTTCTTTTCCTGCCTCAATACGTTCACGGACTAACGCTTTGAGAGTCATAGGTTCAACTTTCAATTTTTGTTGAGGTTGATAACCCTGACTCTCTG